TCAAATTCTAAAGATGATAGGTATACAGGAAATAATCCTGTGTAAACAACTTTCCCTATTGGAGTAAAGTTGCTCCCTAAAATTTGCAATGTTCCATCTGATGTCTCAAAAAAATTGGATTTTTGAGATTGGTAATTATCCTTTACTTTAGACTCTTTAAAATCTTTATATTGTTCTAGACTTTCTGGAAATCCTAACCCTCTCATCCAATTTTGAATGATGTTATAATTTTCTAAATATTCATCTACAATAAATCTAAGAGAAAAATCATCAAAGTTCATTTTATCACCAGGGATGTCTATGTTCTTTCCATACCTAGTGATTATTGATGAACCTAAAGTTATTGCAGGAATATTTGCAAAATTTGAAAAAAAATCTACTTTTGGTTCTTCTGCCAGATTAAATTTAAAACCAGTTGGGGATAAAAAGTTTCTATTTGTTATTTGAGATCCCCAGGCACTGTTAGTCATAACATTTGTTTTATTATTATTTATTAGCATAAAAAAAGAGGGGCATTTGCCCCTCTGTAAGAGTTTTGTGAATGAATCACATAAGGTTCTTGACCTGTACTCTTCTGTAGTAACGGTTGGTGTTCTGTTGAATTCTACCAGCACCAACACCAGTTCCCTCAGCAAATGGATTTGCAACCATTCCATATCTGGTCTTAAATCCAATTTTTGGTTGGAAGGTGTCCTGACCAACTGCACGTACCATCTGTAGAGGTACATATGGGCAGTAGAACAGACCAGCATCATAAGGATTGGTTCCTTTGTAACCAACAACATAATACTGCTCAGCAGCAAGGTTGGCAGCATATGGATCAATGTAAACTCTGAACTTACCATTAAGAACACCAGCAAAAGTATTGCCAGTATCATCAACATTCAGGTTAGCATTGAGTGCTGGGGTATAATCAAGGAGACCTGCCATTGTGAGTGCAGAAGCAACATCAGCAGAGCAAAGGATGATGTTGCCCTTTCCTCTACGAGTTCTCTGTGCAATAGCATTAGCATCTCTTTCAAGTTGGAATAGAAGTCCCTTGAACTTTTCAACTGACCATCTACCATTAGAGTCTACATCAAGGTCAAAGATACCAGCATTAGCAACATTAGTCTGAGCACCAGTTTCTGCAATCTTATAGATGGTTCTGATAACTTCTCTATTGATTTCAGCTAGGATTTCAGTTGACAGAATGTTTGCTAACTCAGCTTCAGCATCAAGACCATGAATTGCCTTGAGGTCTTGTGCCAGTTCTAGAGTGTACTCAGCTTTGAGTGCTCTGCTCTTTGCAGTAACAGAAATCTTCTCAATGCTGAATGCCATCTGGTTGAACTGATCTCCCTCAGCACCACCAAGAGCTTCAGCAGCTTGGGTGCTCATGCCTTGACCAACTTTGTAGTCAAAACCAGTAGCACCTGAACTGTTAAGAAGAGCTGGGTTAGTGCCTGCTGCAAGACCACCTGCAACAAATCCAGTAGTACCAAAACCTACTGAAGCCCCACCATCAGATCCACCAGTGTAATCTCCTTGTGAAAGATTGAATCCATCATCTTGTGCTGAGTATGCAGTATCTGGCTCATTGAACAGAGCTTCCTCTCCATTCTGGTTTACATACTTGCTTCTCATTGCAAAGATAAGTCCAGTAGGACCACTCATTGGTTGAACGCCAGCAAGATCATATGCAACCAGATTAGGCATTGAACGTCTGATTAGTGAAATCAGAACTGGATCAAAACCTGCAACTGGAGCAGCTCCAGCACCAGAGAAGCCAGCATTTCCAGTTGAGGATGGATCAGTGTTTACATTAGGAACCGCTTCAGAAAGGAATCCTCTTTCCTCTCTTAAAAACTTTTCTTGATTTTCTAGCAGAACAGCAGTAACAGCTCTTCTATAAGGATCTTTGATCTGATCAAGACCATTAGCCTCAAGAAGTGGTTGCCACTTTTTCTGCAATTGTTCTGAAAGGAACATTTGCCTTTTCTCCTTTATACTTGTTGAAGTTTGTTTTACTAAAGATATTTATAATATTGTTATATTCACTTAGAGAATTTTCCTAGTGCTCTTAAGTAAGTTTCCATCTGAGGAGTATACTCCTCATAGGACTCTTCCACTAGAACTTCTTCTTTTGTTGAAAAACTTGCATTTTTTGTAAAGTATGACTCTTTTAGAGTCTCAAGCTTTTCTTTATAGTCTTCTTCACTTTCAAACTCAACACTTTCAACAAGACCTGCAAATTTTTCCTTTTGGGACAATGCTAGTCCTTCAGCAACATCATTAAAGATTGTTTCACTTACTGCTTCACTAAGTCTTTTATTTAATTGAACATTTCTTTCGATTTGCTCATTGAGTTTTTCTTCCATCTCATCTAGTCTTTCGACCATTCCTTCCAACACATTATATCTATCTTCAGGGATTTCTACATAATGTTCTTCAAAAAGTCCTTTTAGACTTTGCATAAAAGATTCTGATAATTCAGATTTGATTCCAGTTTCAACTTGAAGAGCATTTTCAAGAATCCACTCTTCTGATACATATTCAAGATATGAATCAACTCTTTCAGTTAATTCATCTTTAATTGCTGAAACTTCTTCAATGAGTTTATTTTGGTAATCTGCTTCAAGAACTTCTAAGATAGAAGTTACTTTTGTCTTAATTGCTGCTTCAAAAATAACTTGTGCTTTTTTAGCAAACTCTTCTGAGAAATTTTCACCTTCTGTCAGAGCTTCAATGTCATCAGAGTAATCAATTTTTTCATTTACAATTTCATCTAGAACTTCTTCTAGAGAAAATGAGTCATCTTCAGTTTCTTCAATTTCAGTATCTTCATCCTCATCACTTTCTGTAATAATATCTTCATCAGACTCTACTTCTTCATAGCTCATTGCAGATTTGTTAGCCTGTGGCATTGGGTCAGGTGCTTTAGCACCTTTGTTTACAACATTGCTAACTTTAGAAAGAGTCTTACCAGGAGTCTTTAATTTATTTGACTCATCATCTGGTCTTGAATTTGTTGGTGTAGGTCCACCTAAATCTTCAACTGAGTTGTTGAGTCCTTCGCCTGGGATATTACCTTTTGGCATACCTTCTGCTGGCTTAGCACCTTTATTAACTGCAGTTACTGACTTTTTAGTAGATACTTCCATTTCTTGTAAATCGTTACCGACACTCATTTGTATACTCCGAATAAAAATCTTTTATTTTAATTTATTCTATATTTATTTATAAATTATAAATTTGAAAGATATTCTCTGAATAATTTAAGTTTATTTTCTTCACTTAATTTTCTTTTTCTAGAAAGACTCTCAATATTTTCTTTTACAGATGCTGCCTTCATCTCTCTTAAAACTCCTCCTTCCCAAACCCATTCTTTCCCTTCCATAATACCTTGAACAAAAGCATCAGGAGCAGAAGGATCAGCAACAATGTCAGCAGCAGTTGCTAACATAAAATCTTCTCCAACATATTTAATTCCATTTCTCTCAACCAAAGAACCAATACCCCTTGATGATACTCCAAGAGTTACACCCTCACCTAAAAGTGATTTTGCAATATTTCCCATTGGAGTATCTAGAAGTTTTGCTTTCCCAATAAAATTAGTTCCTTCTCTATGAAGAGAAGTAATCATATGAGAAACTCTATCTAAATTTACTGTTGGTCCATCTGGATGACCAAGTTCACCAAGAGCTCTTCCTTTTGATATAAAGTTTTGATTATATCTATTTACTTCTCTTTCTAGAATAGAAATAGGATAATTTCTCCCATTTCTATTAGTCACTTCTGCCTGTAAAAATGGACCTCTTATGTAAAGAGTTTTAGTTCCATCCTTCTCTTCAGTAATAATTTCTACTGATTCAATCTCTTCTGTGATTAGTTTCATCTTCATTGACCTGCTATTTGGACCTCTGAAATATTTAAACTAACATTATTTGAGAGTGTTGTTGCACAAATTTTTATTGATCTAGATACTGTGGCATTGGTCACAGTTAATATTCCAGAAATTGAACTTGTATCAGCGCTTATTGTGACAGAGTTATCTGTCTTTGAAGTTATTAATTGATGTATGGTATTAAGACCAACTGGAAGTGCCCCAGAAATAGTAACATAATCACCAACTATAAAAGGATTTCCAAAATTTTCACCAAATGTAATAACTGTAGATGCCCCAGTTGTTATTCCTGATACTTTTTGTCTGGCAACTCTTTCTTTTAAAATTTCTACATGATTTTCAGGAATTGTAAATCCAGTAGATGTAGTAACACCAGAACTATTGTCTGCATCTAATCTTATGTAAGAAGATCCTCCAATTGAAGAAAATCTTAAATATCCTGTTTGCAATGAAATAGGAGAGCTTGTACTTATTCCATTATTTGGAGGAGTGACTTGTTCTAAGTATTGTACAATTTTTAATGCCATTATTCTCCCTCTGAGGAAAACATTGATTGTGCTATGTGTGGAGTAATATCATCTATTCTTTCAGAAGATTTTTGATATAAAATTGCTTTAATGCTATCTGAAATCTCTTCTGCAGAAGATCCAGTTAGAATATTATCCATTAATTCTGATGAGTCCATATATAATTTCAAAATTATACACTATTTATATTTCTGCTGCTTTGGAATTTATTGAAGTTGATTTGTTTGCATT